GCTACTGCTGATGTAACTATTTCTTCATCTATTTTTATTAAGCTACCTGCCATTATTTAACTCCTAATTACTAGCCAATCCATATACTGATATTTTTCCTGTAAAGGTATTACCACTAGATGACAATAAGTTTACACCAATAATTTCCTCTGCAATTTTATGAACTCCTATTGCTTTATTTCCTCTCATTGCACCATTTACTGCACTTGCAGATTGACTTTGAAAAAATGTATAGCTTGATGAATTTGCTGGATTATAAACATAAGTAGAAAACCCTTGATTTTCTGGATTAATATCAATAACTCCAAACATTTCATTAATATAACCTGTGAAAGTGCTTCTTACTTCATTAAAACCTGCATCAGAATTTAATCTTAAACCTGCATAATTATAAACCCCACCATTACTATCTATTGCACCACCACTATCAATAACTCTAAGCCAAATATCATTAGCTGTTGTGCTAGTTCCAACTAAACCACCTGTGATGTAATACACATCATAATCAGTTGTAAATAATTTTTCTGATGTTGTTCCAATAGAAACTGTATTTACTGCACTTGTAATTGTTTCAGATTTTATAAATTCTAAATTAGTAGCCATTATTAATATTCCTTTATGCCATATAAAGATATTACAAAATCATTATAAGTTCCAATGTTTACAAGTATTCTTATACCATCAACTGTACTTGCTTGTGGTAAAACTGCACTACCAAAACTTCCTTGATATTCTGCACCACTAGTTAATCCAACACATTGAAAAGTACAAAAACTATATTTTGCACTATCTCCTAAATTATAAAAGTAAGCATACCCTGCATCATTTTCTCCTGTTGCAGTACCACTACCAAATAAAGTTTTAATAGAACTTTGAGCAGTTGACCTACTTTCTCCAAAACCAACACTAGGATTTAATCCTGCATTTTGCCTAGCATTTTGATAAACACTTGCAGTTTCTAAAACACCACTTTCATAAAATCTAATATTTATAGTTTCTCTATTGTCACCCCCATTACTCATTTGTGAAAAAGTCATAAAGTGTACATTGTAATCTCCTAAGTTTGTGAAATCTACAAAAGATACAGCACTTGAATATGTTTGAGTTTCAATTAATTCTAATTGTCCTAGTTGTGGTGTCCATTTATCTGCTCTATCTAAGTTATAAATATCTTTAGGTTTAAATATTCCTTTATTATTAAATGCACTTTGTTCTGGTGCTTTTGGTATGTATCCATATTCACTCATTTAAACCACCCTGTACAATGTAAATTGAGTTCCTGCTTGCCAACCACCACCTGCAATTTGATTAGTGTTTATATGTATGCCATTGAAAGAAGTTGTTACAGATTTTATTCCACCCTGTTGATACCCTCTAAGGTGTGTTCCCTCATGTGAAGTTACTTCCATACTAATAAAAGAATTTTGACTGCTAGAGTTCCAATTGTATAAGTACATAATAAAATTAGTAGCATAAGGTGCAACATTCATTCCATCTGTTACTCTCCAAATATTTTGTGGGCTATTAGCAAATTTTTGAAATGTTGTAGTTGAATTTAGGTTTATCCAAGCAATTGCTATGTCATTGTCAGTGTTAACTGTTGTATCCACCATAGGTTGTATATCACAAATACCACCTGCTGCACCTACTTGTATGTTGTTTCCTACAAGCATATAAACATCATCAGTAGTAATTGAATTTTGAAATTGTACAATTTGAGTTTCACTTCCAGTTTCTATTAATGTATTTGCTACTTGAATTAATTGTCCTGCCATTAGCTATCTACTCTCAATCCATATACCCTAAATTTAAAATTGTCATAAGAATTTCCACTAGGTAAAAAGTTAATTCCTGTAATACTTGATGTTTGCTTTAATACACCTATTGACTTAGTACCTAAGCCACCATTACCTGCATAAAATTGTTGTGATTGACAAAGAGCAAAAGTATAACTATTTGAATTAAAAGGATTAAAAACATAAATAACTGTTCCCTGTCCAACTTCTGCACCACCTGTTATAACAGTCATTAAATCCATTTTTGTTTGATTAGTTGCTCTTAATTCCCCAAAACTTCCATAGGCTTTTATTTGTAAAAGTGCATTATCATAATTTGCAGAAGTAACAATACTTCCACTTGAATTAATAAATCTAGTTTGATTAATAAAACCACCTGAACTTGTTTGGTCTATGTCATTAATAACAATTTTATAAATATCAAAATCTGCACTAAAAATATCTGTTGCTGAAACACTTGCACTAGAAGTAGCAGTAGTTTCATTAATTAATCTTAGGTTACTCATACTAAATTTGTTTCACTCCATAGAGTTTGTATTCCCCTGTTATAGTTCCTGTATTTAGATAAACTCTAAATCCATCAACTGTACTAGCTTGTGGTAAAACTCCACCACCAAAAAACATTGTTGTACTACTAGCAAAAGATTGATTTCCGTGATATGTTAAAAAACTATATTTACTAGAGTTTCCTAAATTATATAAATATATATATAAGCCTGTCTTGTGTGTTGCACCATAATTTACTGTATATATTCTATCAACACCTGTGCTTTTACCCTCACCAAAACTACCACCACTTGTACCATACTGATGTGCATATTGATACACGCTTGCAGTTTCTAAAGTTCCACTTTCATAAAATTGAATACCACTATTTGAAGCAGTACTGCCCTCTGCATTGATATATAACAAGTGAACATCATATTTATTTTCTTGTATGGAAGTATTTTCAACTGTACTAGAAGTTGTAAATGTTTGTTCAGTAATAAGTTCTAAGCTACCACCCCAACTACCCTCTTTAGTAAATTGCAGTATTTCACTAGGTGTGTATAAACCTGTATTCTTTTTTACATCATTTGGTTGTGTACCTAGATAAGGCATAATCTACCTTTCTAAGTTTGTCTTAAGAATGAAACTGTATAATCTGCACTTGACGCGTCTGAACATAACCCCTGTAAGATGTCGCCTGTTTCAAGTACTATCTTGCTATCTATTTGTATAGTTGTTCCGAATGGTAATGAAACATCGTTTAAAATGTTTCTTAATGTTCCACCTGACTTGGTAATACTCAAATCAACAGTAACGTCTGAACTACTTGCATTGACATTAGAAATTAAAATTCCTATTGCTGTTTCTGTTGTAGAACTAGGTACAGCGTCAATGATATCAGCCGTACTTGTTCCGAGTTGTCCTGCAACAGAATGTAATGTGTCAGCCATAATTTATTTCCTTCCTATGATAAAGCCAATACTAAACCTAAACTAACACCCGAAGGTATTGCAGCTATTGCTGTATCGACAGCATCTTTAACTGCTGCCGAAGTTGGTATAGTTGTATCATTATCATTACTTGATATTCCTTCTGATTCGGTTACTAAAGTTGCAGCTGCTATTTCTGCGGTAGTAACTGCTAAATCTAATTTAGATTGTGCTATAGCTGCGCTTGCATCTACTTCTGAATCTGTTATTGCTAAACTTAATTTAGATTGAGATATTGCAGCAGCTGCATCTATTTGTGCATCAACTATGCCTGCAACATCTAATGTATAAGTATTGTTTACATCATCGTAAGTGCCAGTTAAAGCATCGCCAGCAGAAAAGAAATCATTAAATCTATCATCAACTCTTTCGTTTGTAAAATATAAATTTGTTGTGCCTTCAGTTACATCATCAGATGTACCAGATAGTTCTGACAAATCATCTTTAGACTGAACTTGTGAATCTACATAAGCTTTTGTTGCAGCATCTTGTGCAGCAGTTGGGTCTGATACACTAGTAAGTTTGTTACTGTTAATATTTAGGTCGCCAGTAGGAACTCCAGCTGAAAAAGCTTGGTCAACTGTTACGCTATGTGGATTACTTGTATCTGAAGTATGAGAAGTTAAATTTCCAGAAGTTGCTAAACCAGCTTCACTTGCAGTTTGATTAATCCATTCTGAACTTGTAGAATCATAAGCTAAAACTTCGTTATCTGCGACTGATGTAATTGTTACGTTAGATAATTCTCCTAATGTATCTAATGTTAATAATTGTGTGTCAACATAATTTTTTGTTGCAGCATCACTTGATGCAGTTGGTTCTCCTACATTAGTAAGTTTTGCAGTACCTGCATCTAAATCTTCTACTAATGTAAGTGTGTGTCCAGTTTTAATGGTAACAATAACACCACTAGAACCAGATAATGTATCTACGCTTAATTCACTCATAAAATCCTTAATCTTCCATTTACTGTAAGTGTACTTCCGCTATCAACTGTTATTGGCGCTACTAGCACATAGTTATATCCAGTATCTAACGTTTTATCTTCTGCTATATTAGTACCATTTTTGATAACACCTTGTTTTTGTACACCTTCAATTCCAGAATCTATATTGTTAAGTGCAGCTTCGCTTAATGGAGTTGCGCCAGCTACCCATGTTTGTTGTGTATAGTATTCTCCTACATTAGCCAATAGTATCAGTCCTCTCTATCTGTATCGATTCTACCGCAGTTTTTGTACGACTATACAAAACTCTTGCAAATAATACTCCACTATCTGTTGTTGCAGTTGCAGAACTACCAGCAAAAAAACCTATTTCTTCTATTGTGCCTACTGCTTCTTCTGGCGCTACATAAAGATTAGTTATTGTAATTCCAGTACCACCAGCTATTTGACTGGTTACTGCTTTTCTAAAAGTTTCGTTACCTAATGTATCATCAGCAGTATCTGGTGCAGTATTGTCAGAACCGATTGCTACATATTTTATTTCAGAATCTAATGTGCTATTTCTTAATGATTCAGCAAGTAAGTTTTTTCCAGCAGAAGTTATAAGATTTTTTAAATTAGTTTCATCAACTAAATTACCATCTTTATCAAAAGCTTTTATATTTAAAGTTCCTTGCCAATTTAACATACAACTAAACTCCCACTTACAAATGTTGAGTTACTAGGTAATGGACATGCCAATACTGTTTCAACATCTACTTCAGATATACTAGCAGTTTCTGTGCCACCATCAGCTCTAACAACTAATACTTCTTCTGTATCTATGTTTTCAGATATTTCAATAAACGCATCAGAAATCTTGTCATCTATATCTCTAATAAATGATTCAAAAGTATATTCTGGTGGAGAAGCAACGCACTTAACATCATAAAATGTAATACCATTTCTAAATCTTATTCGTACATGGTCAATAAGAAATATTCCAGATATATCTTGGTCATATAATTGAAAATCTAATACTTGTCCAGCTCTTAATCTTTCTGGAGTATTTTTAGTAGTAGTAAAACTAAGTAATGTACTTGTTTGTGCAAATCTATCTAGGTAACTAGCAGCTACATCAATAGCAGCTTCTGAACCTTTAATACCAGATTGTGTAGTTGCAGCATCAACATAACCAGTTGTGCTTCCACCTTCTAACGCAGCTATTCTATCTACTTCAGCATCATCTCTTGCTAATGCTACTAATTGATATTGACCTTTATAAGTTACGCGTAAAGAATCAGAACTTCCTATTGCAGTATCTGTAAACTCTTGCAATAACTCTGTAGAACCTAAAGCAATATACCATTGTTGACTAGTATCTGTACCACGAATACCTACTGTTTGAGTTACATATCCAGAACCAGTATTAAGTTCAACTGTTGGTATCTCGTTAAATGGATAACCAACGTTAAATGTTTGTCTTGTACCATCTCCTATAAAAAACTCTTCTTGTGTATCTGTAACGTTTTTAACATTTGTTACAAATTGACTGTTACGATATTTAAAGTTTGCTTTATCAAAAAATGGCATAGGATTTGTTAATACATCTCCATCTCTAACTGTAAATGGTGCATCGTTGGAAGTACGCTCATAAAAATGTAATGCTTTATTTTCATCAACGTACCATACTGCGTTTGTGTATTCAGATAAAGTTCTCATCGCCCTATCTCCATTGACATAGTTAAAGACCATCTGGTCAACAAATGCTAAATCATCTATTGTGCCAGCGGTAATACCTTCTGCGCTAAATACATTATTAATTAAATCTCTTACAATATCTCCAGCAGTAGAGTTTGTATATCCACGTGCAACAATTCTTTTGTCTATAAAGAAGTGATTATCTGCACATTGTAGTTTCC